ATGAGCACCCATGAAAAAGCAATCCTTGGCACAGAAGATGCGTGGGATTCGGGGGTTCTGGGCACCGAAGAGCAATATGTAGCAGTATCCCACCACTCCACCGATGAATTGATTAACGAAGCTCTATCACTACAGCCAATCTCAATCAGATTGCAGAAAGGGCTAATCGAAAATCTGAAGACAATTGCGGAGCTGAATGGCATCGGCTATCAACCACTGGTACGGCAAGCCCTCACTCGGTTTGTCGATTGTGAGATGAAAAGAATCGCGACAGAGGCTTTAGCAACTAAGCGCAATGAAGAACAGATGGCCATGGAGCTTGAAGCTACCGAAGGACATTTAAGAAGGGCTTGAATGTAACCAGAATTCATACCAAAAGAGGGGGGCATAGAATGCCCCCCTCTTTTCATTCTGGCAGTTCTTCCAGCTTTACTTCGAGTTGTACGCGGTTGGTGTAGCCCTGATTGGTGAGGTCGTGCACCACCTGGGTGAGCAGCCATGGGGCGGCGTCGATGTCGGGTTTGAAGCCCCTGACGGTGGTGGGTTGTTCCGGGTAGAGCTCGGGGCGGCCTTTGGCCAGGGTGATGTCAAACTCGGCCACCCCACGCTGCAGCTTTTCCCATTCTGCCCGAGCTGCCCGCATGGCGTTGTTCTGGTTGGCGTAAACGTGGCGCAGCTCTTTGACGTTCTCGCTGTCGCCGACCAGCAGTTCGTGTTCCTTCTTGTTGACGACCACGCCCGGCGGCAGGGGCCTTTCCGGTTTCGGCTTGGTCTTCTTCTTGCGCTTCACCTCGATTTTCTTTTTCTCTGCTGCCTTGTTGTCTTGCCAGTAGGCGATGACGCCTGTGTAAGCGTCACGGTCGGCCACCGAGAAGCGGTGCTGATCGCCATCTTGGCGGGTGATGGTGATGGCCGGCAGGGGCTGGCCACTGGCGGTGGTGCCCTGACCTGCCTTGATGAACATCAGGCGGCCAGACTTGACGGTGGCGATGGCATCACACTGACCCGCCAAGCGGGTGAGGAAGGCCAGATCGCTTTCATTGGTCTGGTCAATGTGGTCGATCAGCTGGCCCTTGAGTGAGTCACCCACGCAGGGGGTGAGCTGGTAGGGAGCGGCGAGCTGTTCGACAATGCTATTGACGGTGGTCTGGTGCCAGCTGCGTTCGCGCAGTTTGTTCATGCCGCCGCGAAGATCTGCCGACTTGCCCCGGATGGTGAGCACGTCGGGGGCGCCGTTGTGCTCTACCTCGTCAATTTTATAGGTGCCCTTATCGACCAGGGCGCTGCCCTGCCAGCCGATGAAGGCGCGCAGGGTGGCGCCACGGCGTGGCATGTCGAGCTGACCGTCGCTGTCATCGAGGGTGATCTCGATGGTGTCGGCAGTGAAGCCCCGGTTGTCGGTGATGGTCATCGACATCAGGCGCGGGCGGATGGCGGCCGAGATATCGTTGCCATCGACAAGTAGTTGATAGACCGGGATCGGGTGACCATTTATGGGGTCGTTAAGTGGATTCTTCATGCCGGCAAATTCGGCTAGTTCTCCCAGAGTTGCCATTAGAACAGCCCCCCTACTTTGCCGCCGATCATGGCTCCCATCATGACGCTGCCGCCGATACGGCCAAGCAGGTTACCTCCCACGCGGCCCAGCAGGCCATTCACGAGGCTGCCATCGTTGTTATCGATGCGCTTGAGCTTGATGGTGAACTCGATTTTTCTGGCGCTGCCATCGGCAAAGAACTCGCTGCGGGTGGTGCTGATGCCCTCTATCACGAACGAGCCGCGCATCACGCCATCGCCCTGGATCAGGGGGAAGGCTTCACCGCTGTCACCCATCTGGCGCAGCATATCGAGGGAGACGGGGCCGCCGGTCACCTCGGGCAGCAGCACCCCGCTCAGGGTGCTGGTTTCATCATCGGGGCCGAGGAATTGGTAAGCCGGGCGGGCACCGACCCGGTTATTGCCCGGGTGGCGCCATGCCCATTCATCTTGTTGGGATTGAGGGGCGACGGTCGAGCGCATAAACACAAACCAGCCCAAGGTCATCATCATGGTGGTTACTCCTTAGTTGCGATCGCCAAGAGTGGCACGGCCACGGGCGGCGGCCTGCCGGTCTCGCTGGTCTAGCCGCTGGTCAATCTTGCGAACGAGATCATCAGGTGTTTCACCTGGCTGCTGCACGATGGTCCACTGATGATGGGTAGTGGAGTTTCCACCCTTGGCCGCGACTGGTTTGGGGACCGGTGTCTGCACAATGCGGGGGCCGTAGCTGTAACCTCCCGCCATTGCTGGCTGGTTGTAGTTGCCTGTTAGGTAGCTCGGGCCTTGGGTTTTGTCTTGGCCTATGGTGACATCGCCGCCGGTGAACCAGTCAGGCAGGTACTGGGTGAAGGTCTTGATCTTCTCCATCAGGGTCTTCCACTTGGCCGTGATGCCATCGATCAGGCCCTGCACGATGGCTTTGCCCTTATTGACGGCACCGTCTGGCAGAGTGTCGAAGAAGGCCCAGATGTCGTTCCAGTGCATGGTCAGCATGCCGAGCGGCGTCCAAGAGAACAGTTCCTTGAGCAGGTCCCAGAAGGCGGCCAGTGGAGCTTTGCATTTCTCCCAGAGCTCGCTGAACCACTTTGATATGCCATCCCAATTTTGATAAATCAGGTAAACGCCATAGGCAAGGGCGGCGACTAAGGCAATGATCCAGGTGAGTGGGCTAGTGAGCATGGCGATGCCCATCCTTAAAAATGCGCCCGCCAATTTGAGCACTGAGCCGCTCAGAAATTTGAACACGTTGCCCAATAGGGTGCCTTTGATGCCCAAGATCCCGAACGTCAGTTTCATGATTGCCATGGGGCCCAAGACTGCGGCCACGGCCAGTGACAGACCACCGAAGGCGATGGTGACGACAGACACAATGGCGCCAATCTTCATCAGGGTGTTGGATAGTTCAGGGTTTTTCTTTGCCCAGTTGCCGAGGCGCTCGGACAGGTCACCTATCCACTGGGTGATGGCTTTAATCTCTGGCGCTATCGCCTCACCAAAATTGACCATGGCGTTGGTGAAGGTACCAGTGGCGGCATCCCACAAGCTGCCCAGGGTTCCGAGCTGTGCATTGACCCGCTCTTGCAGGGCGGCTTGGTCTGCCATTTTCTTCTGGGTGGCTCGGTAGCCGTCCATACCTTTGCTGATGATCAGCTCCAGCACCTGCAATGTTTCAGCATCGTCGCCGTAGATGCCCTTCAGGACTTGCAGGCGGCGCTCGGTGTTCACCCCCTTCAGCTTGGCCAGCTGGGCAAACATGTTCTCCATCCCTGCGAATTCCCCCTTGCCGTCGGTGAAATTCAGCTTCAACCCGGTGCCTTTTGTGGCTTTGGCAATCTTGCCGGTGTTCATGCTCATCTGGAAAACTTTGCGGTAAGCGTTCCCTGATGACTCACCCGCCATGCCAGCCTGATCTGCCATGATGACCAACGGGGCCAGCACCTTGGCTGCCTCAAGCCCTGACTTGCGCAATATGCCCATGGCCGGGGTGAGTTTGGTGAAGGCGCCCAGCATGTTGCCGCTGTCAACGCCGAGGTAAAACGAGCGCTGGATGGTGTCCATCAGCCCCATCATGTCGTTCTCGGCTGTGCCGGTGGCGTCTTGCAGCTTGGCCGCAAACAGCGCCGCTTGGTCGAACGGCATTTTCAACTGCACGCCGAGATAGGCGGTCGCTTCGCCCAGACCGCCCAAGATGGATTTGGCGCTCATACCCTGCTGGATCAGCGTGCTCATCATGTTCTGGAAGTCGGCTGTGGTGCCCGGCAGTTTGTTGCCAAGCTTAGTGGCCAGATCGCTGATGGCTTGGAACTCCTGCCGCACTTGGCCGCCCTTACCCATCATGGACACCTTGAGGTCAACGACTGATGTTTCGGCTCTAGCGAATTCGATGACAGGTTTCAACGTTGTCATACCTACGGCGGTACCCGTGGCAAGAGCGGTCGCACCGTGGCCCGCGATCTGGCCGCGCAGTTCTTGGGTTTTCCGGTAGTTGGCTTTGACCTGGTTGAGGCGCTTTTGCTGGTCTGCCAGTTGGCCCAGTTTGGTTCGCTGAGAGTCGAGCACGGTGTTGGCTGCGGCCAAGTCTGTTTTGAGGCGGCGCTGGCTTTCACTGAGGTTACCGGTGTTGATGCCAGTCTTGCGCATCGCCTCACCCATCTGACCGTGACGGGTGATCATCTCCCCCTGTTTGGTCTTGAGCTGGTTGAGGGCTTTTTCGGCCTTGTTGAACTCGTTGATCATCATCCGGGTGGGTTTTGGTGTGTCGGCAATTTTGCGTTGCAGTTCGTTAAAGGAGCTTTCTGCCTGTTTGAGCTGCGCTTTGGTTGCACCAATCTGGGCACCCAGGGTTTTGTAACCTTCGATTTGACCCGCTTGGGTTTCGAGGTCGCGGATTTTTTTCTTGGTTTCGACCAAGTCTTTGGCGGTGAGGCGGCTTTGGCCGCTCACAGTCTTAAGGGGGCCGGTCAACTTGTCGACCGCCCCGAGCAGGATTTGAAGTTTGAGAGGGTTCATTGTTCTTCTGCCCCGTTGATGCGGTTGTGAGTCTCAACGAGGCGTTGGTGCCAGCCCATCAGCTCGCTGATTTCCATGGCCGCCATCTCGGACGGCGGCCAGTGGGCGATGATGGCAATCTCGGCCATCAGGTCATCTATGCAGTGAGGTAAGCCTCCTGCTGCGAGCCCATCAAAAAACCGACCACCACTACCCCGGCCTTGAGTAGGTCAGCTGGGTCCATATCTGCAACTTCGAGCTCGCTCAGGTCTGTGATGCGGGGCAGCAGTTTGATGAGGGTGTCGACGTTCATCTGCACGATGTCCATGGTGTTGAGGCCGCGCAGGTGGCCCGCTTTCTTCGGTGGTCGGATGACCAACTCGGTGAGGGTGGTGTTACCGCGTGGGATTGGGCTGTCGAGGTGGATGACGCGCTGGATTGGGGTGTCGAGTTGGGTGACTTTGTTTTCCATGGTGCTTGTTCCTGATGTTGATGTTGATGTGGTGAGGGCGGCTGTTTGCCGCCCGTTGGGTTGTTGGGTGGATTAGAGGCCGATGGCTTTGCGGTGCTCGGCCATACGGTCGATGCCATCGGGGCCGATCTCGACCATGTTGATCAGGTCAATCTCATGCATCACCTGGCCGTTGACGGTCTCTTTGTAGTAGGTGTTGACCATGCTGACCTTGGCCTGGGTGTTGTCACCCGCCTTGAGGGTGCCCCGGTCGAGCTCTTTGAAGCGGCCACGACAGACGATCTCGACGGCGACGATTTCACCGGTGTCATCGCGTTGGACGGAACCGGCAAAGCGCAGGCTGGTGCCGTCGGCTTTGGGTTCACCCATGCAGCGCAGGAGCTGGTCGCCGTAGCCGCCGAAGGTGAAGGAGACATCAAGGGCGCTGTCATCCATCCCCATGTCGATGTTGACGGCACCGCCCATGCCGCCGCCGCGATAGGCCTCGAATTTGCGTGAGAGCTTGGCCGGGGTGAAGTCTTCCGCTTCACCGACCCAGTTATCGCCGTTGAGGAAGACGTTCAGTCGTTTGATTTTGCGTGGCAGTGCCATGGTGGCTCCTTATGCTGCAGCCGCGACGCGGGCGCTGAAGTCGATGAGGTAGGAATCGGTGATGCGCTGCTGGAAGCCGAGGTCTTCCAGCGGCGGTACCGGTGTGTAGTTGTAATCGATGCGCAGCTTGCCAGCCTTGAGGGTGTCTTTGTCGTTGAGCTCCTCGTTGTACCAGCAGTCAAAACCGAGCAGGTACCCGCCGGTTACCAGTTCGCGGCCCTTGGCTTTGATGCCCTCGATGATGTCTTTCACCAGGGTCGGGGTCATGGGCTTGTCGACGGCCCACATGTGTGCGTCGGCGATGGTGTCGGCCAGCACCTGGGCGGTGCGGGTGTAGTTTTCGAACTGGAACAGGGGATCGTCGGCGCAGGTACGGTTGCCCCAGTAGCGGAAGCCATCAGCGCGGATCAAGGCGGTGATTTCGTTGGCGTTGAGCAGGCCGACTTCGGTGTCGGGGTCTTGCAGATCCCAGAACAGCGCCTTGGTCATGCCATCAACCCCGGTCACGCCGACGTTCGACAGGGTCTTGTGCCAGCCGATCTCTTTGTCGATGAGCGCCCGCATGGCGGCTGCCTTGAGGCAGGCATCGAGCTTGACGCTGGCATTCGCTGCTACGTCCCACGCCGTCCAGTCGGCATGCACCAGCATCAGTTCGCGGCTGGCAAAGTTTTCACGATAGGCCAGGGCGGCTTCGACGGTTTCGGCGATGGTCGGCACGTAGGCAAAGGCGCGCAGTTTCTTGGCCATGCCAGCAAGGGCGGTGGCCACCGGCAGGGTGCAGTTGTCCGGCACGCAGAGGATGCGTGGCTTGACGGTGGTGACCGGGGCGGCCCGTTCCAGTGCCTTGAGGCCGGTGTAGCTGCCATCGGGCTTGATGGTGCCGATGATGTTGCTGGTCAGTTCGGCTGCGTCGGCGCCGTCGGCCACGCGCACGGCGATGACGATGGTGTTGACGGTGTCATAAATGGTTTGCAGCGACTTCTTGAGGTTGCCGTTGCTGCCTGCTTTGGCGATGGCTGCCGGCAGGTTGGCAATCAGCACGGGTTTGTCGAGCGGGAAGTAGGCAGCATCAGCATCGGCGCTGGTGCAGACCATGCCGATCACCGCCGTGGCGACAGTGCGGATGGTGCGGGTGCCCTCGTTGATTTCCACGACGCGCACGCCGTGGTGAAATTGGTCCAGTGCCATAGGTTCTCCTGTTGTCCGGACGGAGCTTTTTGCATAGGTGGTGCATGTGATGCGAGCAGGGTCAGGATGCAGGTGCAAGGGATGACAGGCGAGCGGCGGCCAGTGTATCCGGCGTGGATACACTGGAACGGCGGTGACAAGGGGTTGATGAGCGGCAGTAACGAAACACCCCGCACAGGGCGGGGTGTTGGTTAGGGTTGTGCCAGCCAAACAGGGGGTGGCGGTATCTCGATGGCGGGCCAGCCGGGGGCGGATGGCAGGTCTCTGAGTTGCTGACGGTAGGCGAGCAAGTCAGCGTATTGCTCTGCCGTCAATGTTGTGGCGATGGCGGCATCTTGTTCATCACGATGACGGTCAACGAGCCAGGATGTCTCGCTGATCGCCACATCGCGCAGGGCGCGCAACGAGTTGGCAAGTTGCTGAGTCTGCTGTTCTTGCGTGATCCGTTGTGTCCAATCAATCGTCATGATGTGGTCTCCTTTTCCACTGCGTCATAGGCAGGTAACGGTACCGCGCCATTGACCACGGTCATGGGCTCGGTGAAGGCTGCCGGGAAGCGGGTTTCATAGGGGGCATTGGCGCCATAAGGCAGCACCAGGGTGAGGTGAATTTCGCCATCAATCCGGCAGACGTCATCCCCTATGAAAGGACTGTCGATGGCGGTATATGGCAGCACATCCCCTTCTTGCAGCGGAGTGAAATCAATCGCTTCGCCATTCAGGTAGAGGGTGTCACCGCTGACGCGAGCGGTGAGCTGTTCATCACGGCGAGAGGGTGAGAGTGTGATTTTCATGGTGTCTCCTTAATACCAGCGGCCAATAGCCAAGGCAGCGGCTGCATTGGCAGCATCACCAGGCTGAAATACATCCGTGCCTGTGGCGAACAGCCTCAGTTGGGTGGAGGATATTGGCCCATTGAATGCGGCGGCTGGTGCTGCAGCTCTGTTCACTCGCCCAGCGTTTGCACCGACATCAGTCAGTTGTGGCCCTGTGAAAATGACGATGAGGCCTGTGACATGCGGATGTGGTAGCACCCAGTTCTTTTGCATCATGCTTGGTTGAAGATAAGCGATGGATACCAATGCCATGCACACCAGGGTGCCGTCGGCGAATTTGATGTATTCACCGTTGGCATTACTGCCCCGCTCAATGATCGCCCCGGTCGGGATGCCGGCAGTTTGTGACACCACCCCCAGAATATTTTTGCGCTTGTAGTGCTGAGTCAGTTTTTTCGGGGTGACGACCACATCATCTGCAGTGACGGCATCCACTTGTTCCTGGGTGGCCAAGCGGGTAAAACCCTTGGCCGTTTCACTGGCATCCGGGTGATCGCGACTCAGCTTGTGAGCGGCCATCACATCATCGACATACTTGCGGGTTGCCAGCACCACGGACGGGTCAATCTTGAGTTCGACGGCACTGGTGTCGCTGACGACCAGCACCAGACGGATGACCTGGGTGCGGCCTGCGCCACTGCTGAGCAACGGCTTGTAGGTATCCGGGCAGTTGGCGACGGCAATCAGGGTGCCGTCTTCGGAGAAGAGACCAACCTCACGGATCCACCAATCGCCGACGTCTTCCGGGATGATTTGCTCGGCCACCAATTGTGCCTGGTTCAAGGGGTCTTGAAACAGGGTGTTGAGCGGGGCGCGGCGTTTCTCCCTGACCAATGCAGTTTGGGCGGCGTTGGGGGTGACCGGTTGGCCGTTGCCATCACCGACGGCCATGTGGGTGATTTTCAACGGGATGCCCATGGCGATGGCGTTGGCAATTTTGGCCTGCCCGGCATCGGTGGGGATGGCGAAATAGATGGCGCTCATTAACTGGCACCTCCTGTCTGTTGCGGTTGAATGGTCAAGGTGTCGAGGGTGTGTGTGATGCCGCCGTGCCAGTGCTGGCCACGTATCTCAATGGCCTCTGGGCTGTATGGGTAGATAGTCAGTTCATCGCCCAGGTAGCAGGCTGCGCCCAGATAGAGCGGGCCACGTGTTTCCATGCTGATGGCAAGGCCGGTCAGGTGGCGGGTCATGGGTTTGGCATCGGCGATCAGCCGTTCCAGCTCCTGGTACATGGCCTCGGTGATACCGGTATCGAGTACCCCGATGTCGAGCTTGAAGGTGCCTGGGGTGGCGTTCGGGGTTTCTTGCCACCATTCGAGCACCCGGATCAGAAAGCCGAGGGGTTCGACCACCCGGCGAATGGCGCCGATGGTGCCCTTGCGGCTGTGAACGAAGTAGCTGTTGGCGATCACTTGGCGCTTGGTGGCCTCCGGCCATTTGTCATCCCAGCGGTCGACGCTCCAGCTGGCGGCCAGATAGGCCAGCAGGTGGGCGGGACAGGTCCAGGGTGACCAGAGGGTGCGCAACGGGATCGGCAGCTGTTGGGCCTGCGCCCCTGTGGTGGCCAGATGGCGCTCGGTTCGGCTGGTGCTGGGCGGCAACAGGGCGCTCATGGTGCCCGCTCCACGGTGAAGCCGTTGCAGTAGGCGGCCTGGGTGGCGCTGGGGGTGATGTCTGCCCAGCCGATCAGGTCGACCTTGCGCACCCCCTGCACATGGAGGGCGGCATCAATGGCAGAGCGGGGCACTTCGACCCCGATGCGGCGGCGGGGATTGATGAAGGCGGCCAGACTGTCGCTGGCCGCTTGCAGGATCACGTCGGCTTCTGCGCCCTGGCTGTCGATGTGCAACTGGGCGTTGATGGTGTAGTTGATGATGCCGGCACTTTGCACGGTGAGCCGGTCGGCCACCGGTCTGACGTTCTCGCCGTTCAGGGCGGCGGTGACTTTAGCGATCAGGGTGGCATCGGCGGTGCCGTTGCCTTCTGTACTGAGAATGGTGACCAGCGCCTGGGCAGGGGATGGGCTGGAGCCTTTGGCATCCGCCACCTTGCCATCTGCCGAGAGGGCGAAATATTCATAGGCGCCCGTCGGGCCTGCCACGCTGAGGCCATCCCACGCCATCAGGGCGCGCAGGCTGAGAGCGGCGTCATCTTCCTTGATTTCTGGCACCGGCGGGGTGGCGGTCGGGTCACCTGGCTGAATGGTGAGGCGCTGCACATTCCAGTTGGCGGCCAGATTGTCGAGGTCGGCCCCTTTGGCCCAGGCCAGCATGTTGGCCACGGCGGCTTCGTTGATGCGCTGGCGCAGGATCAGCTCCCGATAGGCATTTTCTTGCAGCAGCTTGGTGATGGGCTCGGATTCAAGTTCAAGCGTGGCGGCGATGGCGGCTTGCTGCTCTGCCGGATAGAGGCTGATGCAATAGGCTTTGCGCTCGGCGAGGATGGTCTCGAAATCGAGGCTTTCGATTACGTCTGGCTGGGGCAGTTGGGAGAGGGTAATGGTGCTCACGAGGCGACTCCTGTGGGGATGGCGATGCTGGCAGATTCAGGGGCGCCGCCATCTTTGCGCTGCCAGGTCAGTTCAATGGTGAGTGAGCCATCCATGCCGCCGCTCTGCACATCGACTTTGGTGATGGTGATGCGGGGTTCCCAGTTGATGAGGGCCTGCACGGTGGCGGCCATCAGGCGCAGGCGGGTGGCCTGATGCTGGGGCTGGTCGATGAGGTAAAACAGCTCGCTGCCGTAGTCGCGGCGCATGACGCGAGAGCCCACAGGGGTGATGAGGATGTCGCGCACCGACTGGATGATGTGGTTGGTCGCGCTGATGGCGCGACCGGTCGCAGCGTTCATGCCGAGCCAGTTCATGCTGGGCCCCCTGTTTGGCCGCCGCCAGTGCTGACGCCGCTGTGTTTGTGGGTGGTGACTTCGACGTTGCCTATCTTGGCGGTGGGGGCTGTAATTTTTCCGCCGGCGGTGATGGTGGTACCAACCTTGAGCGCCTGGGTGCATTCCACCAGGGGGGTGATCAGCTTGACGGTGACTGACGCTTCGATGTTGGCAGACTTGATGCCGGTGGCGTTGAGCGCGCCGGTGGCCGGGTTGTATTCGATGACGGCGCCATCACTGTATTCGGTGCGGTCGAGATCGGGATTGTCATCGTCAGCCAGTGGCTCGTCTGCGGCGGTGGCGTTGAGTGAGCCGAGGATGTACGCATTGCGCAGATCGCCACTGACTGACAACAAGATGACCTGTTCGCCGACACTCAGGCGGTGACGGGTACGGTTAGCCCCGGCCCTTTCTGTGGTGTAGGGCCGCCAGTTGGTGATGAGGTCGCCGGTTTTGACACGACATTCCCCTGAGCTCACGGCGGTGACGGTGCCGATGCGGATCAGGTTGTCGATCAGGCGTTGGAGTTCGGTCGGGGTCGGTTGCATGGGGCCATTGTTTTGGGCAATGGCGAGTAAGGCGAGGGGCCGCCAGTGTATCCACGGTGGATACACTGGCGGCGATGATTACAGCCCTTTGGTGAGCTGGGAGAGCAGCAGGTCCTCGACCTTGTCGATGTCTTTGGCATCCATGCCCAGCAGGGGCCGCTCCGGGTACTGGATATCTTGCCCCTTGCTGCCTTTGTCTTTCAGGCCGTAGTGGTGGATATGGGCCACCTTTTCGGCGGTGCTGGCGAATGAGACTTCGGCGCGATCGCTGTAGCCCTTGGCCTTGAGCCATTTTGACTTGATCAGGCGGGAGAACATTTTGCGCTTGATCTTGCTCTTGTTGATGGCGTCGCCCTTGCTGGCATCGACCTTGATGAAGCGTTTGATTCGGGAGCGTTTGAAGGTGCGGATCCCGCCCCGCATGATGTCAAAGCCGATGATGTAGCTGCGGGTGCCGCGCCAGCTTTTCAGGTGGCGAACCTCGTTGTCACTGGTGGTGTAGATGAATTTGATTTCGCGATTGCCACGCTGCGGCTTGCGCGGGTCCATCTGGTCACCTTCCGGGGTGACGTTGGCCTTGATGCGCTTGGCGTTGCTCTCGCGCATCTCTTTTGCCATCTGGTCGGCAAAGCGGGCCAGTTCCCGTTGCGACAGGTTGGCCCGGATAAGTTCAACCCGGGCGGCAAAGTGGGTCAGTCGGTCGAGATCGGCGGCCATGGCTGATATTCCCCGTTGATAAACAGTTCCCAGGTGATGCCGTCGTAGGGGTCTTCTGGCGGTTCGGGCAGGTGTTCGAAGTGCAGGCCCTGCTCATCCTTCCAGACTTTGACCCGCTCGGTCAGTGGCAGTTTGATTTCGATGTCGCAGGTTTCGTTGTTCTGGATCTCGACTTCGAACCGCATGGCGTTTTCGCGCTTGTCGCTGTTCATCATCAGTTCTGGCTGGTACTGCCTGATCCATGCCAGCAGCGGCACCATGACGGTGTTCACGTTCTTGGCAAAGTCGGCCACGATGATGGTCAGTTCGTACTGGTATTCAAACGACAGGCTGGCGGCGCCGGTGGCAACCAGCTTGCCCTTGTCGACGAATATCATCATGTGATCCGGGTTCTGGCGCAGCAGCGGGACGCACTTCTGCAGCACTTCACGGATCTGTTTTGGCTTTTCCATCCCCACTCCCTTGTTGTTGCTGCCGTTGCTGGCAGGTGATGAGGCTATCGACCTTGGCGGCGCAGCTGGCCCAGGCGGCCTCGGTCTGGGTCAGTTGGTCTAGCAGGTCGCCGTTATTGACCGGACTGGCTGGCGGCAGCTGGCAGGGGGTCAGGCCCTGACAGGTGAGCCTGATAATCTGCGGCGCCGGTGATGGCGGGGCGCTTGAGCAGCCTGATAACAGGATCAGGCAGAGGGCTATCAGCCCACGTCCGAAGTTCAGCATTTTCACGTTTGAGCCTCTTGATGGTGTCGGCGCGGGTGGCGGCGGTCATCGACAGTTCGCCCAGCTGGCTTTGCAGTTTGGCGGCGGCTTCTGCCTGGGCGGTCAGCTCGCCGGTGAGGGTGGTGATGGTGGTGTCTTTGAGTCTTTCCCGCCGCTCGGCCTCTTTGGCCTTGTCGTCGGCGGCCTTGAGGTCACTTTGCAGGGTGGTGACCTTACCCTTGGCGGTCGCTGCCGAGGTGGCAGACCAGCCCCAGCCACCCAAGGCGATGGCCAAGGCCAGCAGCAACCAGGTGAGGGGGGATCGCAGCAGGTTAGTCAGCACAATCAATCCCCCAGAAATCCATCGGTATCGAGTCGTCACGCAGGCGAGTGTGACAGGGCATGATGATGATGGTGTCGACGTGGGTCTGATACGTCTGCATCAACTTGGCAATGGGGCGGTCCCCCGTTGGCTTCATCAAGTTAAATGGCGGCCTTGGCGTGGTGTAGTAATACCCATTGGGACGGATCTTGATAACGCTCTGTTTTTGGAACCAGTCGAACTCGTCATACATCCAGATCGCATCAGGGTCTGCGTCGAGTTCTGCAAACCACTCTTGTTTAGTCAGGTTTTTGTCACCGCTGACTTTTGCCCCCGGACAACACTTTTTAAAATCTGCCTGACGAGCGTCACTGGGGTAGACAATCACTACTTTCTTGCCCTGGGCTATCAACTGGTTCGCTGTCGCGATAAGCCGTTCCGTTTTACCTGTCATCCTGCCAGTGATTTCAATGTGCATCTGCCACCTCCTTCACCGGATATACCTTGGCAAAGTGGTCGTATGCCTTGGCCAGCTTGGTGTCGTAGTCGTTGTCTTTGTAGGCGGGGCCGTTGTAGCGGCGGGCAAAGTCGGCCCACTTTCGGCCCTGCAGGGCCTTGTGCATGGCGGCGTCTTGCTGGATGAAGCGGCACAGGGCGGTGAGGTGTTCGACCTCGCTGCGCTGCATGGCCGCCAGCCAGTCGCCGGCCGAGGTAAAGCCCAGCGCCTGCCAGTGGTAGCCCATGATCTGGAACATGCCCCAGCTGGCCGACTCGATGGCTGCATCCTTATGCAGGCTGATGGCCAGTTGCAGCCGTTCCCACTCTGCCGCACCGCCGGCATAGCCGCCGCGCTTGGGGTTGATCAGGTTGGGGTAGCTGGCGGCCATCTGGTCGGCGGTGGCTTTGCCCTGGTGCTTGGTGAGCTGCTTGTAGAACACATGCCGCTCGAACAGCACCACGGGGCGCATGGCGTTGGTGAAGCCTTCCCCGATGCTTTCGACCTGGGCGACGGTGGCCATGGTGGCGAGTGGCAGGGCCAGCAGGTCAGCCCCGCTCTGCATGTGGTGGATGGTGAGCTGGTTGCCGCGCTCGCTGCCAAGCAGGGCGGTCATTGTGCGGGGGCCTGCTTGACCGATGGCGGTGATCATGTGATCCCGCTGGAAGGCGAGCAGGGCCTGTTCGGTGGCATCGCCAAACCAGCCGTCAGGATCCACCGGATAACCGGCCTTGGTGAGACGGCGCTGCAGATCGGCCACGGCGGTGCCGGTATCCCCTTTTTTGAGGCTCATGGCTGGAACCTCCGGTAAATATCGCGGGCATTGTGAGCGGCTGATGGCTTGCACCAAGGCAGCAGGTGATACACAGAGCCACGGGTTTTGAACACGGCGCACAGCAGGAAGACGGCAATCCCGAAAGATGCCGGGTCCGGCGCTGGGATACTGCCGAATAAAAACCGCAGTGGAATGGAGCCTGACAACACGCAGAGCACCCACGCCAGCCAGGCTGGCAGGGCGCGATATTCGCCCCCTTTGCGGTCAAACAGCATGACGCGCAGGAAGATGGCGGCGCAGATCAGGGCGTAAAGGGCGGTGTAGATAAACACACCGGTTGGACTGGTTGGGATCATGGTTACCCCCTCCTGTTGAGAAAGATGTTCAAGAGTGTGCCGAACTCGGTTCGCATGGCGGTTTGCAGCAAGCGCACCATCAGAGCGGATGACAGCAGTGAGCCGACGGCTTTACTGACAGTGACGCCTGCGGGCAAAAGCATCCCCAGTAGTTGGCAGGTGAGCTCTGCCATCACCAGACCGACGATGAACGAGACGGCAAACAGGGCTAACTTGCGCCATCGGCTGTGCTCTTCGGTGGCGGAGATAAACAGCACTGCGCCGGTTAAAGAGGACAGCACCATGGCGGGGTCAACGCCCGGTAAGGTAAACAGCAGCGCCAGACCGGTGAGGGTGCTGGTTGCTGCACTGGATGAAATCGGTTCTGGCATCGTGCTCTCCTGTTGTTATCGTTTGCCGCCGTAGTGGCGAGCGGTTTGGAATTCGGTGATGGTCTGGCACTCGGCGCAGCGTTCGCAGCCCCGGATCGCTTTACGGCGCGCCTGCGGGATGGGGTTTTCGCAGTCGATGCAGTAGTGGGGGCCGGTGCCGCTGATGCGGGCGGCATGAATGCGGGCAGCGATTTGCTGATCGCTGATGTCGGCCAGTCGTTCGAGTTCGTCGTCGAGGCGGCTCATGGTCAGTCCCATAGCTGGATCAGCGGCTGCTCGGCCTGGGTGGGGGCCGCTGGCATGTTGATGAGGGTTCCGGTCGGGATGATGGGGCCGAGCGTGGCCAAACCGGGGTTGAGGTTGAGCACTTGCTCTGTGATGCCTGCGGTGTAGCCGTAATGCCGGAACAGGATGAGATCGAGGGTGTCGCCCTGTTGGCTACGCAGTTGCATCAGATCAGCTCCACTGTGTTGTGGGTGGTGCCGAGGATGTCGCGAATGGCAAAGCGGGCATCCCGGTAGAGGTCATCCGAGCTGATGATTTTGGCATCGGCCCCTTTGACGCCGTCACCGGTGGCGCTGTAGTCGGTGTAACGCTCCAGCAGGTTGGCGCGGGTCATGGCATAGACGGCGCGCCGGTAGCTGTGCAGGTGAACCGATTCGTTGTTGATGATGTCGCTCGGGACGGTGGCCAGGGTGGCGTGGCCTTCTGCCTGTCGGGCGCTGCGCCAATCTGCCAGATCGCGGTTGACGCTGGTGATGGCGTCGACCACGGCATGGGTGAGGTGGGCGGTGGTGACGGTGCCATCAAGCCGGACGGTGTCGCGCAGGTCAGCCAGCGAGATCTCGGGCCAGAAGGGGCTGCTGGTTATCTCCCCTTCATCTGGCGCGGTCGGTGCTGTGGCAATGAATCCGGTGCTCATGGTGCTCCTGTGTTTGTTTATCCGCTTGTTGGGCGGTGGTCGGGCCGTCTGGTATGCCGCTGGCATTCGTCAGGCCCGAGCCGCCCAGGGTGCGGGGTTCGCTCGGTTAGCTGCCGCCGCCTTGGGCGTCGGGCTGCTGTTCTTTTTTCAGTTCACGTTCGAGCACTTCGAGCTCTTTTTTGATGCCGACCTTGTCGTGCAGTTCGATGGCGCGCCGATAGTGCTCGGCGGCAAGTTGCTTGCGCCCATCGGCGAGGCAGGCGCGCCCTACTGCCTTGTGCAGCTTGGCGCGCACCTGGTCGAAGATGTCGCAGCCGTGCAGCCGGGCCATGTATTGGCCTAGCAACGACGTGGATGGACCCGCTCCGGCTTCTTCTTGCTTGATGGCGGTATCGGCGACCTCTTCGGCGATCATGGTGGCGGCCGTGCGCTCGAAGCGATCAGGGGTACTGAGCCCATGGCGGAGCACGTAGGACGCCATGGGTAGGGCACCTTCCAGATCGCCGGTGTCGAGGGTCCAGAGCATGACGGTGACCAGGACGTCATCCTGGCCGCCGCGATCAGCGGCAAGCAGTCCGTCAATCCACGGCTTGTAGACCGGCAGCATGGTGCGCTTGGCCTCGATCTTGCGCTCGATGCTCTGGATGCTCTTGAGGGTGCGGCGGTGTTCGGCCAACTGCATCAGCTGCAGCTCGTAAGCGTTGGCACGGGCCTGGTCGAACTGGGGACTGGCCGCCCCTTGCAGGGCGGCCAGTGCTCTTTCGCGGTGGCGACGGGCGGGAGTCATACCACCCCCTTACTCGCCGGGGGCCGGGTTCGGCCCCATGACGATGTTTTCGACCAGGGCGGCGCAGTCGTAGTCCTCGACCACGTAGGCGTCATTGGAGCTTTCGTAGTTGACGATGCGGTTGCGCTTGGGCTCTTCCTCGATATGGCGGCGGCGGGCTCCGTCTTGCCAGTAGATAGAGAGGTTGCTGAGTTTGGTGATCAGCAGAGCGTCTTCCGGGAAGAAGGGGACGCGCACAGCCTTGAGCCCGCCGATCTGCTTCTGGCTCACCAGCACCTGGCCTGCCAACTTGTTCTGGTTGTCGCTGGCGTCGTTGATGATGGGGAAATACTTGTCGGACAGCAGCTTGCGACCGCAGATCACCACCAGATCGGTGTCGTCCTGGAACCAGGGTTTAATCAGCTCGTTGACGGCGTCGAACACCAAGGCGTCGAGGTTCTTGTAGTCGCCGTCGGTGGTATCCACGTAGATCTTGCCGCTTCCCTCGGTGCCCTCGCTCATGACTTGGGCCGGTGCATCTGTGCGGATGTGCTGCAGCCAACCGATGTTGACGTCTTGCAGCAGGGGGTTGGCATTGCGATCGGTGTCGGGAGCCGCGCTGGTGCCGTGCCAGCCGATCATGATCCGGTCCAGCCCCTGGCGGGTGATGATGGCATCGCGAATACGGGTCTGGAAGTCGGGGAATTTGGCCCACGAATCGAGTTGGGCGTAGCCGATCATGGTGTCGTAGTTGGTCTGGGCACACTCGTAGTTGTGGTCATACAGGGCGGCCGGGTTGTTGGGCTGGCGGTCCTTGCTATCGGTGTTGGTACGGCCCGCGATGGTGCTGCTGATGCCGATGCCGACCTTCTGCCCCTTGAGTTCATCCACCGGCACCATGTTGATCATGGAAAGGAAGGCGACCGACTCCTGCATCTTGGTTTCCAGTGTCTGCTGGACGCTGGGCTGCACGTTGAACTGCACCATGGCGCTGGTGATGGCGTTGAGTTTGGCCACCTGGCCGGTGAACTCGTTGAACTTCTGGCGGGTTTCGTTACGCATGGATGGGGTCCTTAGCAGTCAGTTTGAATGGAGGTGCCTTGCGCGCCGGTGGCGGGCTGGCGCTTGTGGCTGAAATCTTCCTGGCCTTCCAGCTTGGCGGTGAGGTCAGCCAGCGCTTTGGTGGTGGCTTCCTGCTGGCTGGTCAGTTCGGCGATGGTGGTGGCCTGTTCGGTGAACTTCTTCTGCAGGTCTGCGTCGATGGTGGTCACTTCTTTGGCCACGGCTTCGACGGCCTGATGCACGTCACCGAAATCCGCGGTGGATTGCTTTTTATGGCTGCTGAACATGGCGGTGATGCGCTCGGCCAGGGTGGGGCCTTTGTCGGCTTCGTCTTCGAATTCGATGACGGTTTCCAGCGCTTCTGTGAACAGGCATTCCTTGTACTGCTTGCGCTCGGCCAGCGGGTTGGTCGATGCCTTGCTGCAGAACTGCAGCATTTCGGTACCGAGGCTGGCCGGGCTGTCGGTGACGGCCAGCCCCATCAGGTAGGCGCCTTTCTCGTTCAGGTTGGGGTGGATTTCGACAGAGGTGAACACCTTCTGACGCTTCTTGTTCAGTTCGACCAGTTCAGGGGTCGGGTCGATCTGCACGAACAGGGCCAGGCGCTTTTCACCTTCCATGTCGACCTCTTCGGTCTTGGCGGCGGTGATGTCGCCGTACATCTTGAACTGACCGGTCGGGTCATAGCCCCGGATGTGTTCCATATTGACCCGGGCGCCATAGGTGGACTGGTTGTAGCGCTTGGCCATCTGTTCAATCCATTCGCGGGTGATGGTGCGGCCATCGGTCGTGCCCCCTTCGACGGCAACACGGAAAAATTTGGACTTAGCCATGAGCTGGGATCCCTTTGGTGATTGGGTGGTGATGTCGCGGTTATGGTCTGGGTGACAGGCGGGATCGTGCAATCGGCGGCCAGTGTATCCACGGTGGATACACTGGCGCGGGCGTCAGGGTGCTTGTCTTGGTCGGTAGACTGGCGCCATGACTACAGCACCGTTACTTTTCCCCCATATCGAACCCAGACGGCAGGCCATGCACCTGTTCTTTCAGGGCTACCCGCTCCGCGCCATTGCTGAATTGCTGCAGATGCCGGAGGGGACAGTCTCGACCTGGAAGAAGCGCGACGGCTGGGATGACATCAAACCCATTGACCGGGTCGACTTCGCTATTGAGGCGCGGATGTGCCAGTTGATCGCCAAGGATGTGAAGAGCGGCGGCGACTTCAAGGAGATTGACCTGCTTGGCAGGCAGTTGGAGCGGATCGCCCGGGTCAACAAATACAGCAATGGCGGCAATGAAACCGACCTCAATCCCAAGGTGGCGAACCGCAACAAGGGGCCGAAGAAGGCGCCCGAGCGCAATGTGGTAGAGCCCGAGCAGCAGGAGCGGTTAATCGAGCGGTTCGAGTCGACCATGTTTGGCTATCAACGCACCTGGTACGAGGCGGGCAAGCAGCACCGGATCCGCGACCTGCTCAAGTCGCGCCAGATTGGGGCCACTTACTTCTTTGCCTTCGAGGCGTTCATTGATGCCCTGGTGACCGGGCGCAATCAGATTTTCTTGTCTGCCAGCAAGGCGCAGGCCCATGTGTTCAAGCAGTACATCATCCAGTTTGCCAAGGAGGAGGGGGTTGAGCTGAAAGGTGACCCCATGGTGCTGCCGAACGGGGCGCACATGTATTTTCTTGGTACCAACGCCCGCACCGCCCAGAGTTACCACGGCAACATCTACATGGATGAGTATTTCTGGATCCATGGCTTTCTTGAGTTCCGCAAGGTGGCCTCTGGTATGGCGATGCACAAGAAGTGGCGCCAGACCTACATTTCCACCCCTTCCAGCCTATCCCATCCCGCCTATGCGTTCTGGTCTGGTGCCAACTTCAACCGAGGCAAGGCCAAGGCCGACAAGGTCGAGATTGACCTTAGCCACACCAATCTGGCCCGGGGAAAACTATGCGCCGATGGCCAGTGGCGACAGATTGTCACGGTCGAGGATGCGGTGAGCGGGGGCTGCGACCTGTTCGACCTGGATCAGCTGCGCAGTGAGTATTCCGAGGATGAATATCGCAACCTGCTTATGTGCGAATTCATGGACGACACGTCCAGCGTGTTCCCGCTCGCTACCCTGCAGCGCTGTATGGTCGACAGCTGGGAGTTGTGGGAGGACTACAAGCCTCACGCATTGCGTCCACTTGGCAACCGCGCGGTGTGGATCGGCTATGACCCGGCGAAGGGCGGCAAAGGTGATAGCGCCGGCTGCGCCGTGCTGGCCCCGCCGGCGGTACCTGGCGGCAAATTTCGGGTACTGGAGCGGCATCGTTGGCATGGGATGGACTTTGATGCGCAGGCTAAGGCTATCCGGGCCATGTGCGATCGCTACAACGTGACCTATATCGGCATTGACTCAACGGGGATTGGGGAGGGCGTGCTGCAATTGGTGCGGCAGTTCTATCCAGCGGTGACTGCAATTCAGTACAGCGCCAACGTAAAAATGCAGATGGTGATGAAGGCGCAGGACGTGATGAACAAGGGGCGGCTGGAGTTTGACAGCGGTTTTACTGACTTGGCCCAAGCGTTTATGAGTATCCGTCGAGGGTTAACAGCTAGCGGCAAGATGCCGACCTTTGAAGCCAGCCGATCCGAGGAAATCAGCCACGCCGATATTGCCTGGGCAACGATGCAGGCACTTTTACATGAGCCGCTGGCAGGTGCCAACGGTACCAATACCAGCATGATGGAGATTTTCGAATGAGAAAGCGCCGCAACCCGCGCACTACCCAGCCGGTAACGGCGACCCAGCAATCCGGTGGCGAGGCCATCGAGGCGTTCAGCTTCGGCGAGCCGGTGCCGGTCTTATCGCAAAGGGAGGTGTTCGACTACCTGGAGTCTATGCACAACGGCCGCTGGTATGAGCCGCCGCTCTCCCTCAATGGGCTATCGCGGGTCTATCGGGCCGGGGTGCATCATGCCTCGGCCATTCAGGTGAAGCGCAACATCTTGCGATCCTGCTTCATCCCTCATCCGAAACTGAGTCTGGCGGGCTTTACCGGGCTGGCGCTGGACTATCTGATTTTTGGCAACGGCTACCTGCAGGCGGTGCAGAACAGGATCGGCGGGGTACTGCGCTATGACCATCTGCGCGCCAAGTACACCCGGCGCGGGCTGGACATGACCACCTATTGGTGGATTGCCCAGCCTGGGCAGGAGCAGGAGCAGCCCGCCGGTCGGGTAGGCCATGTGATGGAGAGCGACATCAACCAAGAGATCTACGGCATCCCCGACTATGTTGGCGGGCTCAACTCTACCCTGCTCAATGAGTCGGCCACCCTGTTTCGCCGCCGGTACTATGAGAACGGCAGCCATGCCGGCTTCATCATGCACATCACCGACGCGGTGCAGAACGAGGGGGACATCGCCAAGCTCAAGGAGGCGCTGCGGCAGAGCAAGGGGCCCGGCAACTTCCGCAACCTGCTGCTCTACACGCCTGGCGGTAGCAAGGATGGGGTCAAGTTGATCCCGGTGGCCGAGGTAGCGGCCAAGGATGACTTTTTGAGCATCAAGAACGTGAGCCGGGATGACCAGCTGGCCACCCATCGGGTGCCGCCCCAGCTGATGGGGGTGATGCCAAACAGCACTGGCGGGTTCGGCAATGTGACGGAGGCCGCCCAGGTGTTCGACGTCAACGAGATCGACAGCATCAAGGCCAGCCTGCTGGCGATGAACGACTGGGCAGGGGAGGAGATCATCCGGTTTAATCCGTACAAGCTCGCCGCCGGTACCGAGCAGGCCAGCCATGGTGATCAGCTGCGCTGACCCGGCCAGCCCATCCCTACCACCCCGCCATCAGGCGGGGTTTTCTTTTGCCCTGTAACTGGTCAGGCAGCACCAGACCGGCCAAGGTTCAGGCATTGCCGCAGTCACCCCTTGCATACGCGCACCAGCGGCCCGCTGTGCGATCGCCCCTCAAGCCCACGCATCCGCAAGGCCGGATCCAGCACGCGCGCCCTGAGCTCGCTGGCGTGGCCTGCGGAGGGGTTTGGACCCTGCCGCGCAGCGAGAGCGCGCCGCAAGACCCCGCCTCGCCTGCGCGCTTCATGTGTGGGAAATCATGCGGGTGAAAGACTGTGGCCGGGTGGCGGCTTCCCGCGCCAGCACTGGGCGCGATCGGCTCACCAGATCCTTCTTGCGATCCTTCACTTTCCGTCAGATCCTTTCATGGTCGAAGGGGGCTGCATCATTAGGTGTGGCCATAGATAGGTATCCTGGCTCCCATCTGGCGCTTAGCTTGATAAGGCCATTGGCGCCAGAGGGGGTGACAATTGAACCTATGGGCTCGAAACTCTGTTCGGTTGTTATCTGGCTTGACAAGAGCTGGACGAAAATTGAAGTATAAGTGAAATCTTAATTTTTAATGATTTTATAAGGTTGTGGCTGAACAAAGAATGTGATTGTGTGAATATTTTACATAAATTTTTTAGGGATATAAGGTGACTAGATGTCAGGATTAAAAGATTATTATGAGCTTGATTTCTTAAAAACTGCGATTGTGAAATACGAACTTTCGGCGGCTCCAAAGTCGGGTGGAATTTCAGCGCATAAATTTCAAGCACAGGCTCACATTGACTTTACCTCCCATGTTAAATTTTGCTCATTCTATATTCCAGAGGAGTTGTGCGGCCAGTTGTTTGAAATTTGCAAAGCGGCTCTTGCTTACACTAAGGATATTCTGGCATTACGAGGTGCAATAGAACTTAAATTACCAAAAGTAGACGGTTCATGGACAGGGCAAGCCATTGATATCACGGCGAATGAGTATATGGATATTGATATTTCTCTATTGGAGGGGGGACGTTACTCAGTAACTAATTTCATTGCTGCTCGTCCTGTGTATATATATGCAGAATCGGATTTATCTCCTGAAGAAGAAAGTAAAATAACAAGTCTTGGAAGTAGATATAGTTGCGAAGTTATTTTAAGAGGAAGAAATTACTCAATGGAAAGACTATTAAAAGACACACCTGTAGCGTTTATATCACACGATAGTAATGATAAAGCTAGTATAGCTAGACCAATTGCAGAAGGCTTAACCAAAATGGGGCTGTCTGTTTGGTTTGATGAGTATTCTTTAAAGCCAGGTGATCGCTTGAGAGAATCTATCGAAAAGGGCATGAAAGACTGTAAGAAATGTATTTTGATTTTAACCCCTAATTTTTTGAAAAATATGGGATGGACTGCAGCAGAGTTTAATATGATTTTTACAAGGGAAATTATTGAAGAACAATCGCTCGTAATTCCAGTCTGGGCTGGTGTTAATAAAAAAGAAGTATATGAGTACAGTCCTGGGCTACTAAATGTTCTGGGAGCTATTTGGCCTGAGGATGCAAGTAAACAAGAAAAAACAATAATAGATATAGCAAGTTCTTTAGATGTTTAGTGTGACAGGCAAAAACATATTGGCAACCTTTTTGCCCACCATAGTTTGGTGTCATGGTAACACCGAAGCAGCAGGGGGCTGATGTACTCGTCGGCGCTGTAGGGTTCACCGGATCCGGCGCGAGCACTGCGCAGGGTTTCCAGTTGTTCGCGTTCTCGGATGGAGAGCCGCACCTCAACCCGCTGGATACCGAGCGCAGCGTCTCTTGCTCGCTGCGCCTGCTTTCTGGTTTTCGCGTCCTTTGGTTTGCTCATCTTGTGATCCCTCTGGCAAATGCACCCTGTCGCGACCGGGTGTCCTTCCATACCTGCTTGGCGGTGGGGCCGGTTGGCAGTACCCGCTTGGCTTTCACCGGTGGGGTCAGGGTGTCGACCTCGCCCTGGTAGAAAGGGAACCAGGCATCCTCGAACCGGATGACCCGTTCCATCCGGTCGAGTAACTGATCGCAGATGTGGCGGTCGGCGGCCGGCAGGCCATTGAGTTCGTTGGTGACGGCCGTGCGACCCGCCGTTCCCGGCGGGTGCTGCTGGATGATGGGCCAGAGCCGCAGGCAATGCGGTTGCAGGCGTTCGACGTCGGCGCGGGAGATGGAGTCAGTCATGCCGTCACCGCCTTATCGCTCTGATCCGCAGGGTATTGGCGCACGACATTGAATGATGTGACGACAAATTCATCTTCTGGTGAGACGATCCTTCCTTTCATGTCATCCATAACATCTGAAATTGTCATGTCGTCTGGGTATATCCTTGTCAGCCATGAATACTGCTTACCCCTCGGAATCTCTTTCCACCCCGACATAAAATAGACGGTGGCGGGCAGCGCTACAGCAGTCGTTTCATCCCTTTCCAACGAAACAGCCTTCATCCCGAACACCACAAACCCGGGCTGCTGGGCGTAGTCGGTGACGAAGGTGATCTCGCGATCGGCTTTGCGGCCGGTGTAGCGTTCGCCGTCCCATTCGTTGAGGGTGACGGTGTCACCCTTTTGAAAGTTGCGGTCTGAGTTGTCGCGGATCTCGAATGGCTTGGCGCCGTCCAGTACCGGCTGGAAGTAGACCGGCAGGATTTTCAGTTCGTGGTGCATGCGGCCTCCATCTCAAGCAGGTGCATAGCCTCGGCCCAGCCACCCTTGATCCCGTTGGTAATGGCTACCATGTCCAGAGCACTGGATAGCTTCAATTCCTTTCCTTGCGCGTTCTCTTCCTTCACCAGCTTTTTTGCTCTTTTACGGCAAAATTCAACAGTATTACCAGATGGGAATTTCAGGCTGTCGTTGTTGTGCTTCATGCCGTACCCCCAACCATTCCGCAGCCGTTCATTGCTGCCTGTATCCGTTGATAGATAGCGCTGACGTAGCGGGCCTGATGCTTGGCATCGTCCAGCGCACGATGGGCCACACCCTCGAATGGCATATCTTTCTTTGGGTCAAAGCCCAGCAGATGACGGCCCATGTCAACGACTGTACGAACGTCCCTATCCTGGAATCCGTTCCAAGACTCGAGACCAACAGGACCAAGAGCTGTATAGGCATTCGTCATGATGGTGCAGTCAAATCCAGCCCCATTCCCCCACATGTAAGGCCGAACAAACGGGTAAAACTCAGGGCTTCCCATGTTCTCCCGAATCCACTCCTCGAATGTTTGTATCCCTTCAAGCAGTGAAATACGGCGAGCCTCTCCTTGGTCGTAGGCAATTGCATACCGAGCCTCATCGCTTTGTTGCATCCACCACAGCACGGTGTCAGGGTCCATTTCCCCGAATCTGGCACTGTCACTCAGGTGAATATGCGCCTCGAACTCGGCGCCCAGTTCACCGGTCATCGGGTCAAAGAACACTGCCCCTATGGTGACGATGGCCGCGCGGGGGGCTTTGCCCATGGTTTCCAGATCCAGCATTACGTTTCTCATCTTCATTCCCTCAGTTAAATCCCAGGCGCGCCCGCGCCTTGGCAATCTCCGCCTGATGGCGGTCGTTGTCGGCTTGCATGCTCGCGACGCGTGCTTGCTCCTGTTCGGTGGGCTGGTAGCGGCCCCGGTCTTCTTCGTCATCCAGCAGGCGGGTGAAGATAGTGATCGCCTCTTCGGCCTGCGCCAGCGGCATTGCGGCCAACCAGTCGGTGACGCTGCCGCTGGTGTGGATCAGCTCTCGAGCCTGCTCTTTCAGCTCGGCGCTGCTGGCGGCGCGGCGGTTGGCCAGTTCTGCCTCGACCTCGGCGGTCAGCTGATTGGCGACAGCATCGCCAGCACCAGGCCAGCGACGGGTCACAATCAGCCGATCGCTGACAAGGCGCACGTACTGGCCACCGGCATTGATGATGCTGCCGTGTTGCAGCAGGGCGGCGTTGCTCGCATCAAGACCCATACGGCTCAACTCTTTAGCCAGAGTGGATCCTTTACCCCCTGTTTTGGATCCTTCCGTACAGTTATTGAAAGAACTCCAAGGGGCGCAGCTGCCGCTGCTCAAAGGCAACTCGCTGCGCTCGCCCACTGCATGCTCGCGCTGCTCGCCCAAACCCTGCACCGTTGCCCCCTTGCGCACTATCTGCCAGCCTTCTGTGCGGGTGGTGGCGGTGGTCTGACCCACGTCAGAGATCACCCCCAGCAGCTTGATCACGTCCTCGCCGTATTTGTTGGCGGCTTCGTCCATGCGCTTGGAGAGGCGGATCAGATGCTCTTTGCGTGGGGCATCTATGCCGCCCATGGCGGCAATGAAGTCGCCCCAGCGGGCATTTCTGGCCGCGTGGCGGGCTAATTCCAGCACACAGTCCCATTCGATCACGTCATCACCCAGGCGGCGCAGCTCGCGCCACACACTCACGGCAGGGCCACCGATCTGTTGAAACTGGCGAATGCGCCAGCAGCTGGCCCAAGCGGCCACGGCGATGGTGGTGTGGTCAACGGGGGCTTCGGCCTCGTAATCCATCCCCACGGCATGGCCGTCGATGTTCTTGGCGATATATTTGGCGATGTAGCCGGTGGCGCTGCCCTTGGTCGGGTCGATCTCTTTCCAGTTCACCCTGGGGTTGATGGCCTTGATGGTCTGCTTGTCAGTGATGTCGAGCAGGCTCTTGATGTGCGGCAACTTGTTACGGATGCGCGACTCTGCCAAAGCGTTCAGCTCGGCACCGTTGGGCATTTTCAGCTCGCCCCGTTCGGCGGCAGTAAAGTGGAAGGCCAGCAGGGTCAGAAAGACGTGCTGATGTTCCGGGTTGATGAACAGCAGGCAGTGCCAGTGCGGGGTGGCGTCGTGGTGCGGCTCCACCACCCGAAAGCCAAAGGCCCCGACCTTTTCCCGCGCCAGCGCGGCACGAAAGCGGGCCCACTGTTTGCACAGCAGGCGGTTTGTCTCGGTCGGGGTCGCGTTGTTGAAGTCTTCGTTCTGGTAGGTCTTGGCCTTGTCTTGTTTGCCCACTCGCCAGGCGTGATAGCTGGATGGGGCGGTCAAGGTCAGGAACAGGCCCAGCTTGCCCTGTTCCTGTGCCATATCCTCAAAGCCGCGCATGCGCACCATCAGCTCATGACGGCGGATCTCGGGGTTGGCCACGGATGCCATGATGGCGTCCGTCAGATCGATTTCTTGCCCCAGCTCCTCGTTGACGGCGCTCATGCTCTCCATCCATGCCCGCTGGGCCGCCTTGCGCTGGGTGAACTCGCGCACGGCGTGGGCGCTGGCGTAGGGGCTGACCCCCTTGCGCACCTGGCCGGTGAGGATGGCGATCAGCTCGCAATAGATGGCCCATGCGCGGTTAATCTTGCGCAGCCACCAGGATTCGTCGAGCAGGCGAACCAGCAGGCTGGCGGCAGCGCCCTCGAACTTGTCCACGGCAGGTGCCAGATTAGCCCGCTCTGCGTCGGTCAGCGGTCTTTCCAGCAGGCGCTCGGCGTGGGTGCGGGGGTGAACAGGCAAGGCGGGGCAGAAGTGCCACGCCTGCGCCTGAGCGCCAAGGTCAGCCAGCAGCTCGGTGGCGGTGCGCTCGTTGGCGCCGGTGTTCAGCAGTTGCTGGCAGCGGCGCGCCCACTCGGCGGCGACCAGCTCGCGGCGCATGTCGTTGCGCAGGTCGACCACCGGGATCGGGAATCGGCTTTGCGCAGCGGCGCATACGTCAACGATGCGGCGCAGCCAGACATTGGCAGTTTTCGGGTTGGCGGGGTAGCGGTGCAGGTAGGTCTTGGCCAGCGGCTTGGCAACGTGCCACTCGACGCGGGCCAGTTGCTCCGCAGCACCGGCCATATTGATGGCATGGTGGCTGACCAGGTAGTGCTGGGGCAGCTGGATGCCCTGCAGGTTGTTGATGGGCTCCATCATGCTGCCACCTCTTTCGCTTCAAAGTGGCGGCCTTTCTTGCCGCAAGCCCAAGGGGCCCAGCTGGCGCGCTCGTTGTATGTGGTCTGGCACAGGGTCAGGCTGGCAGTGGTGATGCCGGTCGAATGGTCAGTGATGTGACGAACCCAGTGGCGGGTACACACTGACTCGCCACGGTGGTTTGTTGCCTTGTGCAGGCAGTTGGCGCAGGTCTTGGGTTGGTTATTCACGCTGCCACCTCCTGCGCATCTGCGCACATCTCTGGCAGGTTGGCGCGCACCAGAGCGGCAGCCAGTGGCGGGCATACGGCATTGCCGCAGCGGGCTACCTGCGCAGTCTTTGTGAACTTCTTGCCGTTGGCGTCGTTGGCGATCACGTAGTCAGCCGGGAAACCCTGAGCTGCGAACAGCTCATGAGGTTCGAGCATCCGCATGCCGATATCGACGATCTGATAATCCTCGCCGCGTACAGTGACCAGACCGAACCGATCCCGAGTCGTCACGGTATGCAGGGGCTCGGAGCAGGGGATGGTGGAGTCGTTGCCGTAATATTTGAGCAGGAAGGCCCGCACCTCGCCGATATGCAGCCCGCCAGCGGTGACGGTGGGCATGGGCTCGGTCACCGGCTGGCCGTGCTGGCAGGTGCCGCGCAGCTTAATCAGGTGGCTGGTGACAAGCGCGTTGTGATCAACGGTGGTCACGGTCGGCAGCGGCTTGGTCAGCTCTGCGCCCACAACGCCGGTGTAATGCTTGGCCAGAAAGGCGGTTACCAGCTGGCTCTTGTCAGCCTTGGCCATGACTGTGCCCAGTGGCTCCTCAACGGATTGGCCAACGGAGCGGCCAAACTGGCGGGCGATGACTGGTGACACCAGCGCGAAATGGCCACCCTTTACCTGGGCGCAGATGGTGCGGAGGGGTTCATCGGCCGGCATGTTGCGCTGATGGCTGGCGTTGGCGCATTCGGTGATGAAGGGGGCAAGTGTTGGCTGAACAACGGCAAATCCCGGGGTGGCGGTGACGGTCTGCAATGGCTCATTGATCCCCTGACCTCTGAAGCAGTCATACACAGTACGGGTGCTGGTGTGGTTGCACTTCACGATGAACGGCTCGGCGGCATTGATAACGAACCGTTCCAGCCCCTTGGCTATCCGGCGCAATGTGTTCTCAGCCAGTGGCCGCTTGCGCTCGAAAATTGAGGGGCACGGGATCGACCAGTCGATGATGTCTGCGGCCGTATGCCACGGCTGCAGCTTGCCAGCCTTCACCTCAGCACTGTCTGGTGCGCCATGGGTTGGCTTGGGCCATACGATGGCGGCGCCATCCCGGCGGGCAATCAGGAACAGGCGCTTGCGGATAGTGGGGGTGCCATAGTCACAGGCGCGCAGCTCGCGCCACTCCACCTTGTATCCCTGGCGGCGCAGCGCATTGATGAAACTGTTGAAGGTGCGGCCCTTCTTGGCGGGATCTGGGCGGGCGTTACCTTCTGAGTCAATCAGCAACGGTCCCCAGGTCTGAAACTCTTCGACGTTTTCCAGCATGATCACCCGGGGGCGAACCTGGGCAGCCCAGCGCAGGGCAACCCATGCCAAGCCCCGGATCTTCTTGCTGACAGGGGTTGAACCCTTGGCCTTGGAGAAGTGCTTGCAGTCAGGCGACAGCCAGACCAGCCCGACAGGGCGACCAGCTACTACGTCACGCGGCACGATGTCCCACACCGATTCGCAATAGTGCTCCGTGCTGGGGTGGTTGACGGTGTGCATGGCGATTGCATCCGGGTCGTGGTTGATGGCGATTTCAGGGCTACGGCCCAGCGCCATTTCGATCCCGGTAGAAGCACCGCCGCCACCTGCAAAGTTGTCGACCACGATCTCGCTGAACAAGTTGAAGTTATGCTCTTTCATTTGCACACCCCGCATTTGCCATTGGTGTATTCGTTCGGTTGCAGGTAGCGGCCGCACTGGGTGCAGGTCGGTACCATGTCGAGGGTTGCCAGCCGATCAGACCAGCAGGTGGTTTCGCAGAAAAACAGGCTGGTCATGCGGTTGCCGGACAGGATGACCGGGCGCACATGGCTGAAATCGCCGCAGCAACTGCAGAGCATTGAGGGGCGGGCAGCAGGGGCGGCCTTTACTACGGTTTCACTGGCGGCGCGGGCCAGCGGCCAGCAGCGCTCGACACAATAGGGGTAGGATCGGCGACCGTGGCGGCCAGCCACCGGCATGCAAACGGCCATCTGATGGCACTTGGTGCAGGGTTCCAGTGTGACGGGATTGGGGTTTGCAGGGCGTAGGACGCCCAAAGCCGGGGCAAGCCCGGCTGGTTTTTGATGGGTCATTAGATGGCGCCCTCTGATGTATTCAGTTGGCGGATGGCCGCAGCGAGATCCCGGAGGTGGTCGGTGCTGACGTAGTGCTTGCCATCAACTTCGATAGCGCCGCTACCTTCCCGCTCGATGGTCGCGACGATGCTTTCAAGCACAATGGCGCGGTGTAGATTGGCTTTGATACCGCATTGCTCCTGCACTACCGAGTCAGGTACCTCAATTTCAAGGCTCTGGACATGCAGCAGCTTGACGCGAAACTCGGGAGTAATTTTGATAGTCAGCTTCATACCGCGCCTCCGGTATAGAGGGACTGGATTTGGCGTGAAGCCACGCGGGCGGCAGTACGGGCTTGGCGGCACAAGATCAGGTGAGTTCGGGCCGGAGTGCGCTGGCCGTGGGGGCCGTCTTTACGCAGGTCCAGCAAGTCGAGTTGCAGACCGTGCAGGCTGGCTTCGGCGGACAGCATTTTGGTGACCCACTGGTCGATGACTTGTTGGTTGCTCATTTGATGGTTTCCCCCAGGCCATGGAGTGGTTCGCAGTTTGCCCACCACTCGGCGATCTCTTTAGCCAGTGCCAGTTCGGCGCTGCCGACGGCCAGCCAATACACGGCGCGGATAGCGCCCAGCGCCAGCAGTTCCCTGGTCACTTGGCAGTTGCGCATGGCATCTCTGCCTGAGCTGTGGAACTCATCCAGCGCGGTTTGCCAGTGCTTGGTCAGCTGGCTGATTGGTGCCGGTGGTTGCATATGTGCGGGGCCCGCCTCGGTGGTACCCAGCGCGTCTTGCGGGGCTTCGAGTTCGAACAGGTCGTCAGTCACTGGGCACCCCCTTTCAGCTCATGGGCAAAGGGCGGCTGGAATACCACGGTGCTATCTGGGCCGCTGGCCATATCCACGCCGATGATGTGGGGCCGCTGGCCACCGCGCAGGATCTCGAGGCGCTTGGTCAGCTCGGCGTAGATGTCGAGCAGGCTCAACTCGTCAGCCAGTTCAGCCAGTGCCTCAAGGCTCGCCTCGACGGCGGTGCTGTGGCATGCCCCCAGCTGGGGGCGGTGGGTGTTTATCAGGCTGTTGGCGACTTTGCGGATCGCCTGTTCTGCTGTACTATTGTTCATGAGGTTTACCTCGCTGATTGATTGAAAGCCCCGCTGGTGCGTCAACACCGATAGCGGGGTTTTTTATTTGCCGTGCTTTGTGTTTCTCATGTCCTCATACCGTGCAATGGCCGCCAGTACCTTGGGGATGTAGAGGCCGAAGTCGATCTCAGCGCCTGCCGCACTGGCCTGTTTGTTTGCCTCTGCCGCCAGCTCTTTTGCTCGCACTTCCCGCTGACTACTCGGCGTACTGATAAGGGTTTTCTCGAAACGGCTGGCGATATCGCCAATGGTTGATTGCAGTGTGGTGTGCATGTCTGTCTCCTTATTGGCCGTTTCCGGCCACCTTCTTCATTACCGCTCTGCGGCTTTCCAAAATGCTGGCCTGCTCGTTGAGCTCGGCCCGGCGCTTGTCTTCGTGTTCTGCCTGTTCCTGCTCGCTACGGCTTGGCCCTTCAATGCGGCGGGTGGTGCGGTGCCATTCGCGGCGGTGCAACACTGACCCGTCGAATTCCCGCAGGGTGGCCAGCAGGTCGCCCAGGGCGAGGCGGATCGCCTCTTGTTGTTCAAAGTCGAGCTGGTCCAGCTCCTGCCCAGCGGCGGTGGTTGATATACCGGCCGCATAACAGATGACTGAACGGGCCTTGGTTGGCAGGCGTGACCAGCGGCTGGCCGCCCCATTGCGGCCGAACTTGGCTCGCATGTCTGCCAGTGCCACATCAGCGGCGCTGGTTTGTTGAACGAGCTCGAAAACCTTCGCTGTGTTCATGGGGTGGCCCTCTCTTATGCCTGCAGCAGCTTGGTCAGCCAGTGCGGGCGGGGTTGTTGGCGTGGCGTAAAGCGCAGGGCACCACGGCGGCCCTGGCAATCTTCCAGATAGCTGCCATCGAATCTGGTGGTGTTGCGCATCACCGGCTCGTCGCAATCGCTCACGACGGTGGCGCGGGTGAACAACAGGAACGGCAGCGGGATCAGCCCCGGCTGCTCGGCGCGAAGTTTGTTCATGCTTTCTCCTTGGTTTTGTTGCGTTCTTCCTCTACCGCTTTGAAGGGGTGGATGGTTGAACGGAACGGGGCTACATCCTTGAAGTTCACCCCCGGTTCCCAGTGGCGACCGACGCCATTGAGCTTTGGCAGGTTGATGGCTGGGTTGGGGGTGGCGCTGGCAACGTAGTACCCCGTCACCTCAACGCCGACCTGAAACACAAACCCGCAATCATCGTTGTTGCAGCGGCAGCGCAGGATCCCAGTGAGGGGGCTCATGCGGTTGGTGCTGCGAATCGCACTTCGTGAACCACAATGTGGGCACGGAAATCTCATGGTCTGGCCTCCTATGCGCCGAGGGCTGCGCGGGCCATGTCGGCAGCACACGCAAGACCAGGGACGGCTTGAAATTTGTTTTCGACTTCGGTGGCGATCAGCACCAGGTGCTCAATGCCTGCCCAGATGCCGGTGACGACGGTGTTTCTGTGGGATTTGGTGACGCGGTCACCGGCGAGGATGGTGGTCGCCTGGGCAGTGACGCCCATGATCTGGGCGCTGGCGTTGAGCGCCTGCTGGGCGCGAGCCTCTGGGGCGGCGGTAGCTGCGGCGGGCAGGCGAACGGCAGTCAGGCCGCAATCAAACAGCAGGCCATCAAACAGGGTGTCGTCACCGGTGGCGTGGTAGAGGGCGATCAAGTCTTGGGCAGTCAGGTTGTGCCGCTCACACGCCGGATTGAATTTGTTGTGAAGCACATGGCTAGACATGCCGATGCTTTCCGCCAGATGGCTGATGTTGTGCGCCTGTTTGAACAGGTCGCAGGCCCCGGCAAAGTGGCTGTGTGAGTGAATGCGTTGGTTTGACACTTTATCCCCCTGTGCTCAATCGCTACCGTTAGGTCAGGCAGCAGCGCGTTGCGCTGACTTTTTGGTAGCGGCTTTGGCTACGCGATGACTGGAGTTCTCATGAACAAACTTGAAGTAGTTCGACGGCTCCTTGGTCATTTCGCGCCAGCGCTGCAGGTTGACCCACGGCTTATCACCAGGACGCAGCTTGGGAACGATGGGCAAGCGGCCATCGCTGATCATGTCTTGCGCGGTGCGCAGGGGCAGATCGAACTTGAGTTCGTCACGCAGCATGGTCAGGAAGGCATCGAGCGGGATGGCCGGCAGCATAGAAAGCGCCAGGCCTTGTTTGATGGTTTCCAGCTGGCGCAGCACTTCTGCCAGCGGGTCAACTTGCGGTTGAACGGCGTCACCTACCGGTGCAGCTTGCGCCCCTAAAGGCTGTTTTTTGGTGTCACGTTGCGTCATACTGCGCCCCTATGCGTTTACTTTTTACCTGTGGACAGAAAAGCACTCATAATCCCGACGATTGGTATGCTTTGCTGATTTTAAGTAAGAGCATCCGCTGATGCGATATCGCGCAACCTAAAAGTGTGAGTTTGTGATCAGAGGTATATTTCTATGGAGATTCTTAACGCTACAGCCTTTGACCTTGAAGCGTTTTCTAAGCGAATGAAGCAGCTAGTAGGAAGAGAGACCTACAGTTCATTTGGTCGACGGGTTGGTGTTAGTGATGCCGTCGTCAGGAAGTATTGCCTTGGTGAAACCATGCCATCCGTGGCGCTGGTGTCCCAAATCGCTGGGAACGATCCGGCTCTCTTTGTCTGGTTGTGCATGGGGATCGGTGAGGTTCCTGAGCAGATCGCAACATCCCCTATCAGCAAACTTGCTGCTGACACTGACGGTCAGAACCATGACAACAAGGTGCTGAACGATTCACATGCTGCATATCGAGCCAATGCCGAAGACATCACCCTAATTGATAGCTATCACGTGTTTGCATCGGCTGGGCATGGTTCAGTGATCGCGGATGAGTTGAAGCTGGCTCCCGAACCTTTCAGAACTGATGAGTTGAAAGAGGATGGCCTTAAACCTGAGCGGTTGGCCATCATCCGAGCAAAGGGCGATTCGATGGAGCCCACCATCAGTAACAACGAGAAGATTCTGATTAGCCTGTGCAATGGAGAGTCCTTGCGCGATGGCATCTATGTACTGCGAATCGGTGACAGCCTGCTGGTAAAGCGAATTCAATTTGACCCTTTCGGGGGCCTAAAAATAATTTCTGACAACCCTGTTTATGGCGAGCAGGTCGTCACAAAAGAACAGCGCCAAGATGTTCATATTGTTGGCCGAGTTGTTCGGGTAGGTAAAAAATTCTGATATAGCAGGAGGCTAACCGTGTTTGATCTGTATTCTGCCGAGTCAATTATCTATCAAGGCACTGAGCTGCCAGTTTTCAATCTCCTCTACATGAGCAACAAAGGGGTTATCTCTGCCAAGCGAGTGGCGGCATATCACTCTGACCCTGTGCGCCAACTGGTGTACGGCATGCAGATGACGATTGCGACTGATGATGATGACGTTGCTATGTCATTTGAGTTGCCCACGTTTGTCTCTTTGCGAACCGATAGAGTGCTTGATGTATTTGCGACCCAAGAGGAAGCGGCCGCAGCCTTCGAACAGGTCAGCAACCTGTATGCAGACCGGATTCAGCAAATCAAGTCTGACCCCAGTTATCGCGGCCCCAAGCTGGATAAGCCGATCGATGATTATTCGTTCAAGGTGTGTTTCACCGGATTCAGCAAGGCCGATAAAGCCGGGTTAACCGAACTGGCCGAAAGCGCAGGAATGAAGGTGGCCACCGGCGTATCTGCCTCGCTCGATTTTCTATGCTGTGGTGACAATGCTGGATGGTCGAAGATGAAGAAAGCCAATGAGCTCGGGGTGCCATTGGTACGCGATGAGCAAATCAGGCTACTTGTTGAAACCGGTGAACTTCCTGAGTCTTATAGCGAGTCACGTTAACCTTGGCATTAAAGGATGCTGCATATGCAAACTCTCAAATATTTTTTAATCTCGTTCTCAGTTGCTGTTTTTTTGTTTGGCTGCGATTCATCAGATAAAACACCAACGAATAAAACCGAAGCTATCGTCACTGCTCCAATTCTTGATGAACCTGGCATTCTTAATGCGTCCGGTCTTAATCCAGTCAGGAAGTATGAACTTGAAGATGGTCATGGTTTTTACATGCAAGAAAGTCCTGATGCATCAATAGAGTTCAGAACATCACCTGACCGTATCAATCTGTCTCTTAGAACATTTCCTGAATCTGAGTTCAAAGAAAAGAACGACATGGCAAAAAACATCGTCAGCAAGCTGGCGGCTGTGATCACCGGCACTGATGGAAAACTGATTGATGGCGCTTTATCTGGTGAAGTAAAGACCGGCAAAACGGTGATTAATGGCCTGCCAGTCAATGTGTCTGTGGCTGAAAACAGCCTGCTTGTAACCATAAATAAATAATGACCGTTCGCAAACTTGACGATGGCAAGCCGCGGCTCTGGCTTGCCGAAGTCTATCCCCAAGGCCGTGATGGCCCTCGCAAGCGCAAGCGGTTCGCCACCAAGGGCGAAGCGCAGGTCTGGGAGAAGTGGTTGCTTGAAGAGAGCAACAGCAACCCTTGGCTGACGACCAACAAGGTCGCGGAAGATAAGCGCCATCTGTCAGACGTCATCGAGCAGTGGTATCGCCTGCATGGGCAGACGTTGGCCGCAGCCACACAGGTTCATCGCAAACTTACCTTGATGACCGAGGCCATGGGGAACCCGTTGGCGGTGGAGTTCAGCAAGAACCATTTCGCGGCATATCGTGAAGGGCGCTTGAGTGGACAGATCATCTTCCCTGGCCGGTGCTGGGATAGAGCCGCCGGGGTGGTGACGATCAACAACGAGCAGCGTTTGCTCCACGCCGTCTTTGGCGAGCTGATCCGGCTGGAAGAGTGGCCATATCCCCATCCACTGGTCGGGTTACGGCTGTTCAAGACACAAGAAAGTGAGATGTCTTATCTCACCAAGAGTGAAATCGACCTGTTACTCAAGTCGTGCGCCAACTCCCGCGTGCCGGAGCTGACCATGGTGGTAAAGCTCTGCCTATCGACCGGGGCCCGATGGTCAGAGGTTCAAGGGTTAACACGCGCCCAGGTGAGCAAATACCGGCTGACGTTCACCCAGACCAAGAGCAAGCGGAATCGGTCAGTCCCTATCTCGCCCGAGTTATATGGGCAGATCCCCAAGCAGGCGCGGGCCGATGGGAAATTGTTCCCGCCATGCTATGACGCATTTGAATATGCTGCGGAAAAATCAGGCGTTACCCTGCCAACGGGTCAACTTTCTCATGTGCTGAGGCATACGTTTGCCAGCCATTTCATGATGAATGGTGGTAACATCCTCGTCCTACAGCGCATCCTCGGTCACAGCTCCATTACGATGACCATGAGATACGCCCATTTTGCCCCCGAACACCTCGATGACGCAGTCAGACTTAACCCCCTGACTAACCCATTTTCATAG